AATTGTCGGCGGCGGAGCATGGCAAAAAGTTGACGAGGTAATTCCACGCGATGGCGCAGGGAACACATGGGATGAAATTCCCTTCACCTTTGTTGGCTCAAACGACAACACTCCAGACGTTGACCCGCCTCCAATGTATGACATCGTGCGCGTGAATATTGGGCATTTGAATAATTCTGCAATCTACGAGGACGCGGTGTTTATCACAGGCCAGCCGCAGCCGTGGATGAGCGGTATCGATTTTGATTATGTGCAACAAGCGCAGAACGCCGGCATGTATTTTGGCGCTCCAGTGATGTTGCCAGTGCCGTCAGGCGAGACTTTCGGCATTGCCCAAGCCTCAGAAAACACAATGGCAAAAGAGGCAATGACCGACAAGATCAACACAATGATCGGGCTGGGTGCAATGTTTATGCAGTCTGGCAGCGTAGCAAAAACAGCAACGCAAGCAGCCGGTGAGCAAATGGTGCAGCACTCTACTTTGTCGCTTATTGCCTCAAACTGCTCGGAGGCTTATACGCAGGCGCTTAAATGGGCGGCTCGTTTTATGGGCGCTGATGAAGACGAGTGCGAATATACTTTGTCCCAGAATTTTGTCGACCCGGAAGCGAACCCGCAGATGCTCCAGCAAATGATTGCTGGATTCTTACAGGGCGCAATTCCTTTGTCCGATTACCACAGATGGATGCAGAGAAACCAATTAGCGGATGAAGAACAATCATTGGATGATTACTCAGAAGGACTGCAAACAAATCAGGCGATTGATCTGGACGCTGACTAATGGCAAGCGCACCTGAGCAGTTAATTCAGCAGACAACGCGCCATCAAGTATTTCTTGAGCGTTTAAAGACAAGTGATGCAAATAAATATGCTTCTTTTCTGCGCGAGATTGATAAGGATATTGGCAGACGGCTGGCAGGGCGCAATATAACGGCATTTACGCGGGCAAGGCTTGAAACTTTGCTTGATAATGTGAAAAAAGATATTACTATAATCCAAAACGATTGGCGTAAAACCGTCAATGCTGATGTGCGTGATCTTGCTGTTTATGAAGCAGAGTTTGAAATCAGATCATTAAATCAGGTTGTCGATTATGATTTTATTTTGCCTAACACGAATCAACTGATTTCAGCAGTAAATATAAATCCGCTATCGGTTGAAGGGCCAGACAGAGGAAAACTTCTTGAACCCTTTATGCGCGAGTGGACCGGCAAGACGGCTGATCGAGTATCTGGCGCAATCTCTGCTGGTTATTATCAAGGGCAGACAACCAACCAGATACTGCAAACAATACGCGGAACAAGAGCGCAAGGCTTTACTGACGGCCTGTTAGCAATGAGCAACAAAGATGCCTCACTTATGACGCGCACAGCTTTGCAGCACAGCGCAAGCCAAGCGCGTGAAGAAGTCTGGAAAGCAAACAAAGAGATTGTAAAAAAAGTGCGCTGGGTATCCACGCTTGATTCTCGCACCAGCCAGATATGTCAGAGCTTAGATGGACAAGAGTATTTAGTGGATAAAGGACCGCGACCGCCGATACATATCGGATGCAGATCAAGCGTGGTTGCTGTGCTGGATGACCGATTTAAATTTCTTGACGAAGGTGCAACCAGATTCGCTCGTGGGCCGCAGGGCGCAGCAAGTGTAGACGCAAAGCAAACGTATTACGGTTGGCTTAAGCAGCAGCCGCAGAAATTTCAAAATGCCGCAATCGGGCCGAAAAGAGCAAAGCTGCTGCGCGAGGGTGGTATTTCTGCCGAGCGATTTGCGGAGCTTCAGCTCGGTAAAACATTTGAACCGCTAACACTAAAAGAGATGCGAAACTTGGACCCATTGGCATTTGAGAGGGCAGGAATATGACAGACGCAACGCAGAATCGAGGGGTTTTGAAGGAGCATACAAATTCAGGGCGTTTTGTAAGAGAAAACGCAGAGCTTGTAAATCTTGCAGACATTATGGGAAACGCCGTTGATGTTTCTGGCGCTCTTATTTCAATGAATCTTGAGCATAGCAAAATCCATCAAGGCTACGGCTGGAACATTAGCATTGAATCGCCAAGCATTGAAGCGGCGGCAAATTATTATATCTTGTTCCGCGTAGTGTCTGGAGTGGCTCATTTGCGCTCTTATGATGTAAGCGTTTCGGAAGGTCCAGCCATTGTACGGCTTTTTGAATCGCCTACGATCACAGCAGTCGGCACGGCTGTAAATATACGCAACAGAAACCGCGCAGCATCTGATGAGAACGGCGTAGACGTTTACACGGAGCCAACCGTTACAGCAGACGGAACAAGACTTGAAACTGATTTTATACCATCTGATGGAAATAAATCAGGCGGCAGTGCTGGTTCTTTTTATGAGGAGTGGGTATTGAACCAAACTGATTACATTTTAAAAATAACAAACAACAACAACAACGCGAGCACGGCTGTAATTAATGCTTTTTGGTACTCGAGTCCACCGATTTTGTAATTATTATGATATTTTTTTTATTGTGTTATAATCCGCAAAAGTCAGCAGGGCTGGCTATAATTTAGCTCAGGGGGCTAAAAATGAGTTTAAAGTATCAGGTTGATAATCTTGATGGTATTGATGACGGAATAAAAGGTCTCTATACTGAAAAAGATGGCAAGTTTATTTTAGGCATTGAGGGCTTTCCGCAGCAGGAAGACGTTAGCGGATTAAAAGCAAAGGTTGAAGAATTACTTTCTGAGAAAAAAGCTGTTACAGAAAGAGCAAGACTTGCCGCAGAAGAAAGTGAAAAAGCCAAGCTGGATGCCGCAAAAAAAGGCGGCGATGTTGAAGCGTTAGAAAAAAGCTATCAGCAAAAAATTGCAGAAATTGAAAACAAATTTAAAGTTGAAATTGACCAGCGCGATGGCTCAATCATTGAGCTGACAAGCGGGCAGACAGCCACCAAAATGGCGGCAGAGCTTGCAGTGCAAGGAAGTGCAGACGTTTTGTTGCCGCATATTAAGATGCGGCTGCGAACAGAATTCAGAGAAGGAAAGCCGGTTACAGTGGTGCTGGACAAAGATGGAAAGCCATCTGCAAACACGGTTGAAGATTTGAAAAAAGAGTTTATTAGCAATCCAGCTTTCTCTCCGCTGATTGTTGCAAGCAAGGCCAGTGGCGCAGGGCGCACTGTAAGCGGAAGCGGCGGGGCCGTTAAGCAAGGAAACATGGGTGGCAATAAAGCCGAAAGGCTGGCAGCCATTCAGTCGATGATCGATAATTCTTAACGCATATATGAGGCAATAAATCATGGCCCTGTCAAACATGAAAGTCTTTAACGAATACCTTTACAATCCAACGATTGAAACATTGGCCCAGATGGTTGAAAAGTTTAACGCTGCAAGCCGCGGCGCTATTCGTCTTTCCACCGAAGGGTTTACTGGCGACTTTAAGCTGGAAGCAATGTTTAAAGCACTGCACAGCGCACAGCGTCGAGTGAATCGTTACAACACCAACGGTTCAGTGAGCGCAACAAATCTGGAGCAAATCCAGATGAATAGCGTAAAAGTTGCTGGCGGTTTTGGCCCGATTGCTTTTGAGCCTGGTCAATTGACTTGGATTCTGCAGAACGAGGCGCAAGCCGTTGAAGTTATCAGCCGCAATCTGGCGGAAGCCATTATGCGCGATATGCTTAACAGCGGGCTGGCTTCTGCAATTGCTGCAATCGAGGCGCAGACCACTGCTACCACATTCGACACAGGCACAGGCCCAATCACGCTGCGTGATATTAACCAGGCGCATGCGAAGTTTGGCGATATGTCTCAGGCGATTGTGGCCGATGTAATGGACGGCGCTACTTATCACGCACTTGTTGATAATGCGCTTGCTAACGCTGAGCGTCTGTTTCAGTCTGACAACATCATGGTTCTTGACCTTTTGGGCAAGGCAATAGTTGTTACTGATGCACCTGCGCTGCGCGAAACCGGCACAGGCGCAGACCAGAAAGTTGTTTCACTGGTCACTGATGGCTTGATCGTTCACGATGCTGGCGATCTGGTGACTAACATTGAGACAAACAATGGTAAAGCCCGCATTGAAACCACAATGCAAGCTGATTACACTTTTGGCATAGGCCTGAAGGGTTACGCTTGGGACACCAGCGTTAAATCTCCAACGGATGCGGAGATTGCAACCGGCGGAAACTGGACGAAGGTTGCCACCTCAATCAAGAACACTGCTGGTGTTCTGACTCTGGCAAACATCTAAGTCAAAATGGCAAGGGGCTGCTGATGCAGCCCTTTTGCTTTTC